CCGCCAACCTGCCGAGGCTTGACCCACTTGGGCAAATGGATGGCGCCCTGCTTGCCGCGATGCTTGCGGATGTAGGGGTCGCCCAGCACGTCCCATTCGAGGACGTTCCAGCCCTTCTTCGTGGCGTTGATGCGGGCTGCGGTCAGGTCGCGATTGCCAGGCACGCCACCCACTCCGGGGGTGTGCTTCAGCTTCCCGAGATCCGGCAGGACCTCACCCGTGCGCGGCACGTAGAACCAGCGGTCAGCGCGCCACATGAAGTGCCACGCCTCGCATGGAGGCAGGTTGAGAAGCTTGACTTGCGACCGCGGCAGTTCAGGGACGGTGCCCTCACTGGATACGGCGCTATCGTAGGTGCGTGCCATGGTTGGATTCTCCCTCTATTGAAACGGGGTGAGCCCCGGGGGCGTCCTGGGAGGGATGCCGGCAATGTGGCGGCACCAGGCCATCCCCCAGGACTCACCCGGAAACTCAGCGGTCGGTGCGGATCGTGACGCCGCGGGCGTCTTCGAGCTCAGCGACACCGACGTAGTAGTTGCCCACGATGCCGGTGAAGGCTCCGCGCTCGTCGCGCTCGATGCCCACGAAGACCGGACCGAAGTCCAGGCGGTGGAGACCGATCTGGCGGACCACGTTGGCCTCCATATAGCCGATGGCGCCAACACCGAACATGGCACCGCCGCTGTCGGCTCCGGTGGTCATGGTGGGGACGAGGCTGGAGGAGAACAGTTCGACGCCGTTCAGGCTGCCGGCGTAGCCCTGACCCTTGATGTTGAGCATGTCCGCGGCGTCCATCTTGAACTGCAGCGCGCCCGCTTCTCCGCGGAGGCTGTTCTGCAGGTCGGTGAGCTGCGTCGGGAAGAGCACGCTGAGGTACGGACCGGGGACGCTTGCCTGGGTCAGCGTGAACTGAGCCGAGAAGAAGTCGTCAACGTCCATGTCCACGGTCGTGGTGCCGACGACGCTGCTGAAGTTGTCCAGCAGGCCGCAGACGAGCTCGGTGAAGCGCATCGAAGCCGAGTTCACCATGTCGCGGGCCAGGGCGTTGGCGTTGAGGCCGACGGAGTCAACGATCTCGTTCAGGTCCGTGATCTCGCGGCTGAGAGCCTGCCGAGCGATGGTGATCTGAGCCTGGGTATCGGTCAGCGCAGTGGGGTCCACGTCGGTGGTCTCACCGGGGGCCGTCATGCGACTGGCGCCGCCCAGGTTGGCGTAGGGAACCTCACCGACGGCGGAGCCGCTGCCGGTCAGGTTGCCGCAGTTCAGGATCGCGGGATGGTTCCAGAGGCTCGCCTGGTCGGTGAGCGCAATCTGCAGCTCCTTGACGAGGACCGCGGCCTCTCGGGCGTTGCCGGATGCGGTATAGGAAACAGAATTCGGGTCGCTATCAGCCATGATGGGTATCCTTCAGGAGGGGAAAGAGTGATTGCTGGCCTCTTTCCGCGTTCGCCTGAAGGCCGGGATGCGATCCCGAGGGCCGATGCTCATCGCTATCATACCCGATAGCGGACGGTCAAGGCTTAGATGTTTCCGGCTGCCTTCTCCTTCAGGTACTCGGCCTTGCTCATGGCGATGATGGCCTCCACGCCGATGGGCTCAGGCGCCTTGGTGTAGGGCACCGCCCCGTTGTTGGTCGGCGGAGGCGTCACTGCAGGCGCAGCAGCAGGGGCGGGGGTCTCACCAGCGGGCACAGGGGACGGCGCCGCGGGCTTGGTGAGGTGAGGGCGCAGCAGTGAGGGGGCCGACGCAGGGTCAGCCTTCCAGCCAGCCAGCGCATCCTGTAGAGTGGGGCGGCCCTCCTCGGGTAGGCGCCCGTGCGCCCACTGCACAGCCTCGATCAGGTCGGGGTCCGTGATGCCGGCACTGGTGACGGCCTTCCAGGTGTCGAACTGCCCCGAGGTAGCCGTCAACTGACCCTCAAGCTCAGTGATACGCGCCGTCAGGCCCTCAGCACCACCGGCAGCCTCTTTGGCCGCTGTCAGGCCTTCGGTGGCCTCGGCAAGTTGGCGCTTCAGGTCCTTGCGTTCCTGGTAGACCGCATCGAAGCGGTCCTTGCTGATGATGCCGTCAATCGCGGCCTTGCAGTGTGGACAGTCCATGTTTCCCTCTATGAGCCCAGCAGGGCCCGGCTTCGTGCGATCTCAAGTAGCGCCTGCTCCGCTTGGGCCTTCGTGGTCCCAGGGTTGAGGCGCTGGTAGGCAGTTGTCGGCGAGATCAGGCCCTTGTCCAGCAGTTCGATCACGTCATCACGTCGCGCCTTCTGCTCTTCAGGACTGAGCGGGATCTCCGGGTAGCTGACCGTCCAGCCCGACTCAGGCAGGGTCTGGCCTGCGAACCGGTTCAGACAAGCAGCCGCCTTGGTGACCAGGTCCACGTCAGCCGGCGAGAAGTGGGGCACGAAGCGCCGCTGCTGGGTCCTCTTGCCCTCGTTGCTCAGGCTGATGGCCGCGCCAGACCGGGCCGTGCCCATGCGCTGGATATCGCTGGTGTCGATGCCAGCGTCTACCGCGAGGGACTCGGTACGCCGCGTGATGACGCGCTCGAGCTTCTCGATGTCCATGCTCGGGCTGAACTGGTAGAAGAACGGCTGACCGGCCTCCGGATCCTTGACCTCCCACATGTGGACCACTGACGGGTCGCTGACCACACCCTTGCTCGCACCCTGGACACCAGCCCCCGCAATTCGCAGGTTCACCGCTTCACGGTCAGGCCAGGACGCATCAAAGACGCAGTGCAGGAGCATGGAGTGCATGACGGCCACGCTCTTGCTGCCCTCGACGAGCTCAACGCCCTCCCAGGCATCCCACAGCCGGTCTCCCAACACCCGTGCGTGGTACAGCACCCGAGGGATGAAGGGCGTTCCGTCGGCATAGCGCCAGCCGTACTCAGACGGCTCGGAGTAGAGCTCCCCGGGCTTGCCTTCCTCGTCGAGGTGCACGCTGTAGGTGGGGTTCTTCGGGTCGCTGATGTCGAACACGTCCCAGGTCCAAACCGCGTCACCCGTGCCCTTGGGGCTCACCCGCAAGCGCACCTCGCACCACCGCACCGGGTCAGCAGGGCAGGCAGGGTCAGCCCATGCGACCACGGTATCGGCGGGCACATCGCGGAAGAGCAGCGAGCCATCAGGCTTGACGTCGACAGCACGGGCATACTCGCGACAGCCCACAACCATCATCTGGAAGTAAGGCGAGCTCGCCCACAGGCCCGAATCGCTCAGCGCGTCAACGAACGGCTGGAAGTCGCCATCAGCGTCGTTACCGACCTTGACACCGCCGTCATACAGCACGGCGAGTTGCTGGGTGATGTTCTTGAACGGCATCGCGCCTTGATCAAGCCTGCCCCATGCCTCGCGGCGGATGCTACCCAACTGCTCCTGCGTCCACTCGACGAGGTCATCACGCCACAGGCCAGTCAGCAGCCTGCGACGTAGCCGGGTGTGCCTCCAGCGGTCTGCGTCGGTCGTGCTCGCTGGCGCTGGCGGGTCGGGAAGCTTTGCCGTGATGTCAGCCATAGAGGTACACCGGGGGGGCTGCGCTCGAGCGGTTCGGCGCGAAGATGAAGGGATCGAGGGCATACCTTAGCCCGTCAATCGCGTGTTTCCATTCGTTGTCGGCGAAGTCCCAGCGGTTCAGGCTTTCAATTAGCCGGGTACACCGAGGGCTCACATGGAAGTGACCGGGGCGGACCATCGTCTGATGAAGGTACCGCCCGCCCGTCTCCACGCTGCCCCGCCCTCGTCCGTGGCCACGCTTGACCGTGCGAATCGCTGGCTGCAGTTCACCGCCCAGCCGGGCCTCTAAGGCGCGGGTCAACAGGGCGTTCGACTTGCGGCCGTGCGCCGACTTGCGGCCTGTCCAGGTGCGGTCGCCGTGCACGTAGTCCAACTCATGCCAGCGCACGCCGTTGCGGGCCAACATCTTGGTAATGCTGTCAGCATCCTGGCCCGTGGTCGTCATCCCTTCGGAGACGTATTCGTCCAGCACCCAGATGCGCTCCCAATCCGCCGCGGTGGTCACAGCAGCCAGGTACGCGACCTGGCTGTGGTCAGCGCCGCCGCCATGGTCAATCCCCAGGACCAGTTTGCAGGTGCCACGGGGCGGGGTGTCCGTGACGTGCTCCACATCGGAGAACGCTTCGAAGTAGCGCCCCATGGTGCGGAGTTCCCACTCACCATGACAGACCACCGGGATCTCGTGCGGCAGGGTGGACCCCACCACCATGTCAATCCAAGCCTGGTCCATGGGCGTGCCGTCACGCAGGCACAGCGGCTGCGTATCGCCCACCGGAATCAGGTTCTCCGGGCACAGCCGGAAATGATGGTCTGAGATGCCGCCAGCCTCGGCCAGATCTCGCAGCCAGTCCGTGGGCCGGTTGATGGGCGTCAGCGTCATCAGGAGCACGCCGTTGGTTCTGAGTCGCCGCTTGTCCACTTCGGAGAACACGCGCTGCGACCACGGGGGCTCGTCGAAGAGGGCCACGTCGATGGTGGCGCCAGCGAGGTCCAAGCCGGATTGCTGCGTAGTCCGAAACCGGATGACGCTGCCGTTGCGGAACATGACCACAGGCCCGTTAGCGCCGAAGCCGTTCTTGGGGTCGAAGGTACGAGTGCGGCCGTCCAACTCTTGCGGGTCCAGCAGATCATTCAGCTTGCCCTGAATCGCCAGCGACTGAGGCCAGGAAGCGCACAACACCCAGGCTTCAATCGGGGGCTCTGGCACGTCAAGGTACGGGTGTTGCCCTCGACAGCGAAAGACGACCTCGCCCAGCCCGACCGTGGTCTTTCCCAGCTGGTTGCCGGTCCTGAGCAGCTTGGTCCGCGAGTCGTCGCATAGGAACTCAGCCTGTGGCGGCGTCCACCGGATGCCCTCGAGCCGCCGGCGGCGAGCATACGCACTGGCAGCACGAACGGCACCGGCAGCACGCAGGAGTTCAGCACTCAGCCGACTACCCGCAGACCAGTCCGAGCGTCCACATCACGCAGCAGGGCGGCGCGGTCGATCGGGTCCATGCCTGCCAGGGTGCTGACCAGCAGTTCGTAGGCTTCCTGCTCGTCCATCTCCGGAGCCGCGGGCTTTTCCAGCGCGGTCAGTTTCTCCTTCACAGCGAGCAACTGACGCTCGAAGTCCTTCACCGCCGTAAAGCTGCGATTCGTCCGCGCCTTGTTCTGGTCGAGCTCGATCCGACGCAGCCGACCCCGAAGGAACTCGGCCATGTCCTGGTCTGCAAGCTTGGTTGCCATCGATGTCTCCCTCTGGTGGGGCGGTCCTTAGACAGCGTATCACCGAAGATACGGCTACCACGGCGAACCCGGGGAGGTCAAGGGGCGTATCAGCAGGGATACGCCGCGTTTAAGCGTGAAACGTGGCTGTTTTGCCGAGAAATCCCGAAAAACTCGGGGTCCATTTTTGTGTGAGGGGGGACAG